AAGCCTTCGCAGCACTCTGCTTAGTCAGCGTAATCGGCCCAGTACCAGCCGCATCACTAATTGTTGTTGCTCTAATCTCAGACAATGCTCAAGTTCCCCCCTGATGTGACGGTGAGAGTGACGCCAGAGGCCACCGTGAGAGGCCCAGCCGCAAGTGCATTCTCAGTTGCGTCTATTGTGACATTGGTATCTAGTTGTTGCTCATGTGTCCTAAAGATGTCACCAGCAGCAGCAGACGCTCCCACAGTCCCACGATCACCCTTGTAGCGACCACCGTTGCTCACCGTGTCAGTGTTAGCAGTGTGCAAGATAACATCCAGAACGTCATCTGTTGCAGCACCAGACGTGAGGACAACTTGATTGCCGCCTGATGTTGTAAAGTCTGTGCCATAGACCAGCTTCACGCCGTTGAGGAATACATCTAGGAATTTATCGACAAAACCTACAGTCGTAAATGTGGTCTGACCTGACGTGGCTGTAAACGTCTGCCGTGTCTGGGTAGCCTGTGGCGTGGGGGCATTACCTATGTAAGCTGACATTAGTTACCCTCCAAGGCTGTTACTCTAGCTTCCAAGGCTTCGATCTTGGCTTGCTGCTCTTGGATAGCTTTAGTTAAGACAGACACCAGAGCATCTAGCTTCAGAGATTGAATTTGGTTCGGGTCGTCCTTCTCGCCTTGGACAGCGCTTGGCACAACCTCGGCCAACTCATGAGCTATAAAGCCCTCTTTAACTTCATCGCTAGACTTGAACAACTTGCCATAGTCGGCAGGCTGATAAGTTACGGGCCGAAGTTGCATAACCCTTGGCAATGCCTCAGAGATTTGCGTTTCGACATTCCGCTTAATACGGTAGTCAGATACAACCTGAATTGTGCCAACGTTTGTTGTGTCAATATAAAGATCAGCACTGCTGCCTGACCAGTTTATGTTAAAAGTGTTTGCACCCCAAGAACCGCTTGAGCCTGTTCTTGTTCTAATTCCGAAAGCACGTAAAGGGCCTTCAACGTGTAGTGTGTCGCTGGGGCTAACCCCTCCAATCCCCACATCGCCGGTGGAGCTGATGCGCATGCGTTCTGCGGAAGCTGTCTCATCAGAAATGATCAAAGAGCCTGCGTAAGTTGTTCCCCACGATGAAATAGTCCATTCATGGCCTCCAGTTGCATTATTATCTAAATCTAATCTGGCGACATTTCCCCCAGTGCTCTTTATTCTTAAGACAGCATCACCGCTTCCCTGCACTTCCAACAAATCAGCAGGCGAACTCGTCCCAACCCCAACCCGATTGTTCGTACTGTCAACGTAAAGCGTGTTGGTGTCTACGGTCAGATCACCGCCGACTGTGCTATCTCCACCCACGCTTGCAGTGGTTGTGCTGAGGGTGACTGCTTTGGTGCCTAAGTAACCACTCATTAGGTTTGCTCCAAGATACTCAATATAACATCTGTTGCGCCAGAAGCTGAGACTTTAAGGATGTCCGTTGCTTCCATGACGATCTTACCATCTAGGACAGACAGAGAAGAGTTGGCTGGGATAGGTACTGAAGTTACAATCTCTACGTCTTGGTTGGCTTCGTTGTTGTTACCTGCACGACCTGCCGTGTCGGATGACAGAGTAACGGTAGCTGTTACCTGACTGCCTGTGGTATTGCCTAAGACCAGACCGATAACAACTGTGGTTGTAGAGGCAGCTACAGTATAGATGTCGTCAAGCGTTGTTACCCCTGCCTTGGTTACAACTTTAAAGGTATTTGCCATTTGATTATCCTAACGCAATTGCTAAAGCAACACTTGTGCCAGCAGGTTCGAAGTCAGTGCTAGCTGATGCTGCTGCTGTACCTGCGTCTGTGATTTCAGATAGTGTGTGGGTGTGGTTGCCATCAATGTAAGACAGAAGTTGAGCACCTGTTACTTTCTTAGATGTACCACTGTCATTTACTTCGAACTCTTGTGTACCAGAAGCTGCACTAGCTGCTGGCAACTGAGATATTTTTATGTTAGCCATTAGTAGACTCTCTTCCAGTTATTACCGATTTTCTTGTAGATTGCTTGAGGTTCATCCCATAGATCATTAAACTTAACATAAGGATCAAATGTTCTCCAAGCTCCTCTTTCTTTTATGTAAGCTATAGCTGAGAACTCAATCTCAGTACCTAGAGCTACTAGAGTTCCATAAACAATGTTAGGGTTAACACCAAAAGTAATTCTTGTGTCACCGTCTTCGGTTATTCTAATGTCACCTGACTCTGTTAGTCTGACACCTTCTAGGCTAGTATCGAAGACAGCATTTGCTTTGTAGTTCCCTAGGCTGACAATGTTAGAGGTAGAGGATGGAGAGGAAGCCCCAAAGAATGTTCTACCTGCAATTCCTGATAGAGAACCTTGAGCCGTTAGAGAGGCTGCACCTGCTAGTGTACGTCCTAGTGTCGCAGAAAGTGTGCCTGAAGAAACTAAGCTAGATGAAGTACTAGCTTTTAGACTTGCACTTGCTGAAACAGAGCCAACTGCTTGTAGGCTAGACAAACCTTGTTTAGTTAACTCAGAAGCAAATAGAACGCTTCCTTGAGTTGTTAGGTTTGCTACACCTGATAGGTCAGCTTTAGCAACTGAAGTCACCGACCCTGTAGAAGAAAGACTTACAGATACTGACTCAGTTTGTGTAGCACTTGAGGTTACTGAACCTTGTGCTGAAAGAGATGCAGAACCTGCTTGAGTGCCGCCTTCTTGTGTTACTAAGGTACCTTGAGCACTTAAACTTACAGAAGCACTTAGTATCTTGTCAGCTTGGCTTGATATAGAGCCTGTGGCTGTTAGACTTGTTAGTGGTGATAGAGTTGCTGTAGCTTGGTTAGAGGAAGAGCCTTGAGCACTTAAAGAAGTAGACCCAGAAAGATTTGCAGCAGCTAGTAGTGATACAGACCCTTGAGAACTTAAACTTACAGAAGTCTTAGCCTCTAGGTTTCCTGAAGAAACTATAGACCCTTGAGCACTTAGAGAAACAGAACCACTTAGTTTTTTATCGGCAGAACTGCTTATAGAACCTGTTGCATTTAGAGAAGCGGATACAATTACTTTGAAACCTGCTTCTGCAACTATTGAGCCTGTCGCTATTAAGCTAGAGGCTGCTGGTCTTATCTTGTCTCCTACAGAACTTATTGATCCTGTAGCTGTTAGACTTGAGACACCTTTAGCTGTTAGGTCGGCATCGGCACTTATTGACCCTGTGGCTGTTAAACTAGAGGAGGCTGGTTTAGCAAGGAACCCTGCTGAAACTTTACTTCCTGTAGCTGACAAACTAGCTGAAGCTTGCTGTGTCTTATCAGCCTGACCTGATAGTGTTCCTGTGGCATTTAAGCTAGAAGAACCAAACCCTATTAGGTCTGCATCTGCTGAGATAGAGCCAGTAGCATTTAAACTAGATGACCCTACTTGAGTTTTATCAGCAGAGCTTGTTATAGAGCCTACGGCATTTAGAGATGAAGCACCTGCTTGTATTCTTGAGGCACTAGCGACTAAACTGCCTTGAGCACTAAGAGAAGCTTCTCCAACAAAAAACTTTTCTGTTATTCGGGAGTCGCTACCTTCAGTTATCCTGAGGTCGCCACTTTCTGTTATTCGAAAGCCATCAGCCACAGGATAACCTAACTTATGCTATGGTAAGATCAATGTTACCTNTTGCAAACTCAAGACTGTCTCCNTCNGCAATAGTCTTAGAAGCTGACAGAGCACCNTGCCACAATAAGTTACCTCCACTAGATGCGTCATGGATAGCCATGTGAGTTACTGTACCCCAGCTTCCTCCTGAGGCTGTGAACGTTACAGCACCTGAGTTAGATGTTGTACCACCTGTACCTGAGGCTGTAGAGAAGGCTACTGTTTGACGTGAGTAACCACTGCCTGACAATTCAGTACCACCACCTGCATCGTTAGGTGCTGCGGTATAGAGAGCTACATACCAAGCTGTAGGACGAGTTGCTGACCCTGAAGTCATCAACCAGTTAAGCAGAAGATTTTCTGCGTGATCAGATAAAGCTGCCATGTGTGTTTCCTTTTTACGAGCTTACTTTAAACCAAATGTCACCGTTGTTCCCACCTGAGGGTGACGCTGTACTTACAGTTACGTTATCTAGAACATTTAAGATGTTAGTTCCATTAACGTATATTTCATTTACGTTCAGGAGGGCATTACCATTCAAGTCTAGGTCAGCTTGCATAGCATTAGGTGTACTACCATCTAGAGATATAACATTATCGAACCCAGCTTGCAACGACTGAAAGTTAGCATTAAGTGTTGTCGTTGATGTAAAGCCAGATGCTATGTTAGTTATAGATGGTCTTTTAGCCATATCAGTTTACCTTGATCCCTAGTCTGTTGGCATCCTCTGAGAGAAGAGACAGAGCTTCCTTGTTCATCTCTTCCTCTTCTTTTTCTTTTAGTTTTTGTTTGGCCTTAGAAGCCGTATCTTTATCTAGCCAACCTTTTTCTAAGAGTAACTTAGCTGCACTAAAGGAACTCCTTCCGTTTGACTTCATCTCCTCAGCTATGGCCTTGATAGCGTCTGACCTCACCTTTACCTCTACTTCCTTGCGAAGTTTAGTGATGTAAGGTTTAACGAAAGGTGACTTAGCTATAGCTTGCCAGTGCTCCCATGACCCAAAGACTACCTGAGAAAACTCGTACTCAGTTGGGTCACCTGACACTAAGGCTAGATAAAGTTTAGGGAAAGAGACTAAAGGTTTGCCTTCGAACTCTATGTCTTGGTCTTTAAGGGTAAAGACTGAATGCTTAGGTTGTATGTAAGATAACTCATAGAAGAGACTCTTAGTGAAGAACTTACCACTGGCATTCTTTAGTTGTCTAGGAGAAAACATCATGGTTCATGCCTCTTCATAAAAATAATCATAGATAGAATGATACCACACTTTAAAACAAATGTCAAGCATTAATTTCAATAAAATTAAAAAAAGTTAGTTTACGTAAGGTAAAGCTTGACAAGTTAGACAAAGTATGGTATAATAACTTTGGTAGTTACGGGGAGTATATATTACTTATAGTATTATTATTCTTATTAGCTAACTAAGGACAACTACAGATCAGCCTATGTATGGTTGTAGAGCACACTTTGGGTAAAACCTTGGTGTGCTTTTGTTTTTTGCATGTGGAAAATTTTAGTGAGAAAATTTGTAGGTGCATTGTACATACATGCGGATACCCCGTGGCCCCCCTTGGCTACCCCTAAGGATACAGCAAAAAGTTGGGTACCCTACCCTTTGGTCTTACATTGGCTATACTTTGGTGTTGCTTGGCTGGCTTTGGTACAGCTTTGGTATAGCTTAGGTATTGCATATGGGAAATGCACACACCTTAGTCTTCCTTGAGCTATCCCATTGATAACATTACATACTTTGGTATATTGCCTGGCTATCCCTTGGTATAATTTTCTAGGTTCTGATCTTATTGGTTTTTATTACTCATTATAATATAAACTGGACCTATCCGTTTGGACTAACTGGAGCTATCCTTTTTTTCTCTTGTGGTTTTGTTTTTCTTGTGCTTATCTGTATTCATCGACAGCGACAAGAAACAATCGCACAAGGTAAGACCTAGCAGAGTTTCAGAGTCCTAAGCGATCAGCACTCTTGAAAGAGACTTGCACAATACAGAATACCGTCCCTATACGGTACTAGAAATAGGGCAACTGTCTGAAGCGTCTGTGGTCTACGTATTCGGGCAAGATATAAAAGACCACACACCAAAATAAAATAAGTGCTTGACACACTCTAAACTGTCTGAAAGACTAAAGATAACTTAGGCACAAAAGACTTGCCAAGGACAGAGTCCAAATCGGGGCTGTAGTACGGTGACTTGAATCAATCCGTCAAAGTTGGGGTGAGTGTGTCTAGTTGCTTGACAAGGGTACTTACTTAGAGTATCTCTGTCAATCAACTCAAGGAGAAAAACTATGGCATACAATGGCTGGAAAGACTGGGATACGTGGAATGTAGCCTTGTGGATCAACAATGATGAAAACCTGTACAACATGGCACAGGAGAATGTTAGACTGTTCAAACCTTCTGTAGCAGCAGAGGTAATGTTTGAAGAGTTGAATAGAGACAGAATCTTTCAAACACCTGACAAGGCAATATATACCAAGGCACGTATCTTAGATGCGATACGTGATATGGCAATAGGAGACTGGTAACATGACAACACAACACATAAGGAACATACTCAAAGTATACCGCAGGGCAACCGCAGATGACGTTGCCAATGGTCTGGAATGGTATGATCGGGCCAAACGATATGCCTCTATCATATCCAACCTGTCAGGGGTCAACCTAAATACCGTGGTTGGTGTCATGGCTGCGTTGTCACCCAACAACAAATGGGAACGTAACGTCAAGGATACGGAACGTATGATACAGGCATGGGTCAAGGGTGAAGACATAACAGACTTCAAGGTATCATGCTACAACACAATGAAGGCTAAGGCTTGGTCTATCCTAGAAGACGACCTGACAGAGGATGAAGACATACTGACCAGACTCAATGGGCAGAAGATCAGGTCATTCTATTCTAACATAAGAGGACTCGATGAAGTCACCATTGACGGTCATGCCTACAACATAGCACTAGGGATACGTCAAGGATTGACCAGTGACAAGACAAATATGGGTAAGAAAGTCTACCGTACAATGCAAGTGGCATATGTCAAGGCTGCAAAACGAGTAGGCGTCAAGCCTCATGAGCTTCAAGCTATCACATGGACAACATGGAAACGTGAACACAACATTTAAGGTTGACAACTAAACTAAACTATGATCTAACTAAACTTGTCTAAACACAAAAGGAGAAAAGACAATGGCAAACCAACTAACACCTACAATCTACAAGGCATACACAAAGCACATGAAGAAAGCAAAGCCTTTCACATATCGCACAGGCTATGAGGTTATAGACCAAGCACTCGTCAAGGACTATTACCGCAAGACAACAAGACAGATTGCCTCTGACTTGAATGAGCTAGAAACCCGTGTGATGTACCGCATCAACGTATTGGTTGACCTCAATATCCTACCTGTACGCAAGAACGAGGCCAAGCGTATCGCAGCAATGTTGAATGCCTCATGATGCACTTGACTACAATCTCTCTCTTGTCATGGGTCTCAATGATAGTCACCGTTGGAATACTAGCATCTGTAGGCTATGACATGAGAGGGGTTGACGGGCAGACTATCTTCTGGATATACCTTCAGTGTACCCTAGCAGGGTATGCACTAAGGAAACTGAAAGGATACACAGATGTATTTGTGGGGTAGTAACCTAAGAGAGTACTTGATTATCATGCACAAGTATGATATAGTGTGGATACCACAGACAGAAGATGAGGAGGTACCCTTCTAATGAAAAGACCAGTAAAGAATAAAACACCAAAGAACTACTACTCCGATAAGATACTGAGTGAGGAGTTCCTAGAGGAAGACTTAGAGTCTCTACTTCAGGAAGAGAGAGACCTAATAGATAGAATTAAGAATGGAGATGGACCTAGGGTATATGACTAATAGCCCCTTGCCCAAAGGCAAGACTATTATACACCCATCCTATCAGGTTGTCAAGGAGAAAATGACATGAGTGTATCAGGAGAGATAGAAAACCTAGAGTACGAGATCAAGCAATACGAAAATAAACTTGAGGATTTAAAGAAAAGACTTGACAAGCTACTCATGATTCGTCCAATGTCAGACGAGGAGAGACAGAGAGCAAAGGAGAAGTACCAAGCCAACCATAGCTTCGATGAGTACGGTAACTACGGTGAGAACAACCCACCCGTAGGTCATTCATTCGGTCAACCATTAAAGAAGAAACCAGTATGGAGAACGTGTGTATCCTGTGGAGGTCCATCTTACAATGACTTCTGTGGGTTTTGCCAAGAGGAATTATGAAATGATGCACGAAACATTTGATGCTGAATTAGAAGTAGAGGTAACAGACAACACATGGCTCACAGTATGTGCTGACATCCTGACAGATGGTTACATATGCTACGAGACGTGGAAAGACTTGCCACCTGAGATCACCCTAGAGATTGAACCACAGTTCAGAATCAAGTATCTCTATGATGAAGAGGGTAACGAGTACAGTCCTAACCTCTTGACAGATGAACAATATAAGTCTATTATGGACAGGCTAGTTGAAGACTGGTTCGAGACTAGCATTCAGAATGGATTCGGAAGAGAGAGTATGCACTAATGAGAGACCACAAAGCAGACAGCCACTTCATAGGACATGAGCCATGCCCCAAGTGTGGGTCAAAGGATAACCTAGCTAGGTACTCAGATGGCCACGGCTACTGCTTTAGCACTGGTTGTGAGTATTGGGAGAGTGGAGAAGAGGAAATGCAATTACAAGCACCTCAAGTAGTACACCTTGAGAAGATGACAGCAGTGTACAGAGGTATGCGAGGCATATCCAAGGAGACAATGGAGTTCTACGGGTGCTACACCTACCTCAACAGTGACGGTGAGGAGAAGTACCAGCAGTACGTCTACCCCTCAGGTGGTATCAAGACACGATACTTCCCCAAGGATTTCTCAGCTAAGGGTCTCAAGTCAGATGAACTATTCGGTATGAACCTATGGAATGCAGGGTCAGGTAAGATAGTCACGATCACAGAGGGTGAACTAGATGCTATGTCAGCATACCAAATGTGCAAGCATCAGAGATACAACTCAGCCTTCGTGTCATTGCCTTCAGCCTCACCTAGCAGACGCCTATGGGAGAACGTAACTGAATGGCTCAAGTCATTCGAGAAGATAGTCCTGTCAATAGAACATGATGACGCAGGGAATGCAGTAGCTCAGAAGATAGCTAACCTCTTCCCTAATAAAGTATACAGGATGAAGCACGACAAGTACAAGGATGCCAATGAGTTCCTTCAGGCAGGTGAACGAGATTCATACTACCATGCTTGGTTCAACGCACAGAAGTACACACCTGAGAATATCATTAATACACCTGACCAGTTCCTAAAGCTGTACAGTACATCAGAGGAACACGTCTACGTAGAGACAGGTGTACAAGACTTCGATGACCTGTGCATGGGCCTGATGCAAGGACACTTCACTCTGTTCAAAGCACAGACAGGCATAGGTAAGACTGAGTTCATGCGGTACCTAGAGTACAGACTCTTGAGTAAGTACCCAGAGATACGCATTGCAGCTTGGCACATGGAAGAGACAAAGCTACGTAGCATCCTAGGTCTGGTGTCATACAAACTAGGAGAGAACGTAACACG